ATTAAGCTCTGCCCAAGTGGAATCAAAAACTTTCTTGGGATCCTTTGCTTGGATAAATTCATTTAGGATGTTTTTATGGTGATTAAATTCTTGCTCACCCCAAAAGAACCACTCAACCAATGCCACACGACAATTGAGAATTGTTTGATCATCATTTGAATTAACATGGTTTTCCTTGACCCACTGAACCATGCCCCTCAATGTTTTCTTTTCAAGAGCAGGATACACAATACCATTCTCCATACGGAAGTGCCTCTTGAGATACGAAATCTCATCCCACTTTGAAAACTTGGAAATATTATTTGACTTGTCTAAGGCTGTAACATGCCAATTAAACAATTCAAGAAGAACTTTTGCAAGACGCTCACCATTCCACCAATGGGTAACGTCATCATGAAACACATTGAGTTTATCATCACCAAACACTGCCAAGGAACAATAATCATCAAACATTGCCACAAGCTGCTCTGGAGCCAAAACAGCCCATAGAGCGCGATGAATGATAGAGTTCAACAATGAATTAAGGAATGATGTTAGCCAAGCCCCAGAAGGCATGCCAATATAAAGATAAACACACCATCCCAAAATAACCCAACATGAAAGAGTTGAAAGAACAACATAGTGAATGAGCTTCCACCAAAGAGAATTTTTCGGAGCTCGAACCCACTTTTGCATGTGTTCAACAATCTTTTCCCACACAATAGTATACCATGACTGATCATAATTTCGAATATCATCAGCACTAGGGCGACCTCGCTTTCCAAAACGACGAAGTTTGCGCCACAAAACCTGCCACTGTATACCAGTTGGGTTGATTCCAACAGAAATGTCAGAATCAGAAACGTTGTCCTCTACTGCCATAACAAATGTACCCAAAGCCATTCGAGAGACAACAACATGAACTTTTTCTGAATTAAAGAAAAGGCGAGTTTCACCTTTTTCAACACGCGCAACAGAACGAAGTTCATCTTTTAAACACCCCGTACACACTAAGGGTATATATTCGCCCGCTTCAACCGTTGCTAATCTCAAATCAATAGCGGCGCGAAACTCTGGATGAATAAAACCTTTTTCCTTATCCCACAAATAATGCTCACTTCCTTGGCCAGGAGTACATTTAAACCCACGCTCTACAAAACCAAAGCCAGCAGAAGTTGTACCATCAAGAGGAGGCAATCCAATTTCTTGACAACCAAAAATAGCTTCTTCAATAGTCAACATTCGGTGGGTTTTATGCTTGAAAGATTCGGGCAAAATTCCTTGCCATGGAATATCTGAATCAAAAACCTGATAATACGGTTTATGAACACGCCTCGCAAAACCTTCAAGATTTTTGTTTAAAGGTGAAATCTTCTCCCCACTAAAGGCAACAAACGGGGCAAGAGCAGTGGGAGCAACTTCTATGGGGTAAGGATTTTC